CTGGTTGAAGAAGCAAAGAATAGGTACAAGCTATGGCTACGAAGGGAAAACCAAAGAAACTTCCAAGCAAAGTCAGCGTACCTAGTAGGGACCTTGATCGTTATCGTATACCTGTGGGGGTGGTTTCTTCTAGTAAGGAAGTTGGGGAGGACATAGTGGGATGGATTGCTGCTTGTGTTTTGATTGCTGTTTTACTTCCTTTGTTAGGGTTGTTGTACTCTGACGTTCTAGAAGTTAAACAAGAGTCAAAAGCTCAGATTGAAAAGGTTGAAAAGCTTAGGCGTGAGATTGAACAAACAAAGAGGGAAAACAAATGAGATTGTTTTTGTTATTGTTACTAGTAGCTTGTTCGGATTCCTACAGGTATCCGTGTCAAGACCCTAAGAACTGGGGTAAACCCGAATGTGAACCACCTCAATGTGATGCGTCTGGGACCTGCACCAAAGATTTAATTCCAAAGGAGATGTATGAACAATTCAAACAGAAGAAGTCCTGATGAGTGGCACGCCATTGGTCAATTCTGGACACAAATGGCTTTTGCTATGTGTTTGGTAGGTGCAACTTTTGGTGTGATCTATTGTTTAATCTTTGTTACGCAGCCTATGGTTGGTCAAGCTAAAAATGATGCAGTGTTGTTTGAGATTCTTAAGACTGTGTTGACCAGTATGATCTCAATCATTGGTACGTTGATGGCTGTGGGTCATGGAAGCAATGCTTCTACTTTGCCTGTGGCTCCTAAACCTCCTGTACCACCTGTTCCCCAGGTTCCCGTTAAACCTTTGAGTGCAAATGTTCCCAGTAACAATACGGAGGTCCCGTGAGTCTGTTTAATCCCTGGATACTTCTAAGCATTGTTATGGCTATTTTTAGTAGCTTTGGTGGTGGGTACTATAAGGGTAAACACGATGAGAACACACGGCAGCAGATTGAGATTGCTGTTTTGAATGCTGATGCTAGACAAAAAGAACAAGCACTTACTTCTGCTGTAAATGCTCAAGCAAATCAATTGATGAAAGCTAACCAAAATGCAAAACTTCTATCTCAAAAGCGTACTGCTGATATTGACAGTGGTGCTCTCAAGTTGCGGATCGCTGTCAAAGCCTCCGAGTGTTCCGTACACACCTCCTCAGATACCTCCACTCCCGCAGGAACTAACTCAGGAACAACATCAGCCGAACTTGACGGAGAAACTTCTAAAGCTCTTATCGCCATCACAGACGAAGGAGATGCTGCCATCCGTAAACTCAACACCTGTCTCTCCCTCTACAACGAAGCCCTCCAAACCCTGAAAGGAAAATGACCATGAATTTATCTGAAAACTTTACTTACGAAGAGTTGACTCACACAGACCACCGTGAGTTTGACAATACCCCCAACGAAACTGAAATGGCTAACCTTGTTCGTTTAGCTGCATTTTTAGAGCAAGTTAAAGAAGTAATAGGTGGTAAACCTATTATGATTAACTCTGCTTTCCGTTGTGCTGAAGTTAACAAGGCTGTTGGCAGCTCCGACAAGTCTCAACATCGTCATGGTTGTGCTGCTGACATTCGTGTACCAGGTATGACTCCTGACGAGGTTGTTACAGCTATTATGGGTTCTGGTTTACCCTATGACCAAGTAATACGTGAGTTTGATCGTTGGACACATGTAAGCATCCCCAACACAGAAGAAGCAGAACCACGTTCAATGGCTCTAATTATTGATAAAGCAGGTACTCGACAGTACGCTTAATCTGTATCGTCATAGAGAGCAGCAAGCATATAGGCAACCCACAAACAGATGCCTATACCAATTGCTGCTCCTAGTAACAAAATAAGAAATATCATATTGCCTCTTTTTTGTATTTACCTGACCAGTCGTAAGGTCCCCTAGAATCTTGAGCACCTAGTTTCTTAAAGAATGTCAACATTGATTTGTAGGGTACATCAAATCTTTTAGCAATTTCTTTCTTAGTCAGTCCCTCGTTAAGCAGTGTTAAAGCTCTACGTTTATCTATCTTAGGTAGCTTACGTCCAGCATTGAATCTAGCACCACCTTTCATAGGCATCATGTCTGGCTTAGCGTGCTCTTCGTCTGTGTACTCTTTCCAGTTAAAGGCGTTCACGACAGTCATGTTGTTCTCCTGCGGCTCTAGTTAAGAAAATAAGCTGGCACTTGGTGCATCGGTACATCATCGCCAAATTTACAATTGTTCTACGCTCACCACGTAGACCTCGTAACTTACCCCAAAATGTTCTGATTGTTTCAAGCATTGTTCTTCTCCTTGAGTTTGGCTTCAATGGCTCGGCAAAACACATTTGAATCTACATCGTGATGCACAGCCCGGACTCCTGTGTAAATGTGGTCAATTTCCTCATCTGCCAGCCCTAACCATGTGCGCTGTAGTGGAGTGGTGTAAACGGGAACTATGTTTCTAAAATAGTTTGGGTCATTCGGTGGTTGAACAAATTGAATTTCATCACGCCAGCCAAACTGATCGTCATCACGATATTCTTGATACATCCACGCTTCAGGCTCTTGCTCTGGCTGTGCCAAGGCTTTTTTAATGAAAGTGGTGGTGTCCTGCGTTATGGCGATGGCATCAGATAAAAAGTCTTCTTGCCCTTTGTAAGGAGTTATCTTTTCCAGCAAGGTTAGGTTAATCTCCAATGCGGTAAGCGCCAGCTTCAGTGCTTCTTGTGTCATGCTTTTTCTCCTCTGGCTCTGATGGCGGCGGCAATGTTGACAACAAAAGCCTCATCTGATTCCCAATCGTCACACAACTTTGCACAGGCTTCACGTTCTTTGGCGGTTGCAAGGTCATAAAAATTCCTCAACGCTTGATGAAAAGAAACATTGATGTCTTGATAAAGACCAGCCTGTCTAGCCATCTCAATGATTTCATCTTGAGCAGATTCTTGCTTTCTCATCTTTTCAGCAGCTTTTTTGACTGCGTTGATTTCATCTTGTGTCATGTTTACTCCACGTTATTAGGAACATCTGACAACAAACCTTTTGATGCCCATTTCTTGTGGTCCTCACTACCAGGTCGTACAGGTTGAATCTTTTCTCCATCTCCAAGTCTGTACGTACCTTTGTTGAAGGTGCTTTGTTGGGGTGTAGCAGGTCTTGCTAAAGACGCTAGGGTTACATCTGCTATTTGTTTCCAACGTTCTTGCATATCGTGCATCTCTTTGAGATTACGTTCGTTTGCTTCTTGGGATATTTTCATATGTGCCTCATGATGTAGTTTTGCCAATGTGTTATGTCTGAGAAGGTACAAGCATCTAATCCGTTCTTAGCTGCCCAGTCCAAGTAAGTGGTCTTACTTTTTTTGGTTATGCCTTGGTTGCGTTGCAACACGTAAAGAATGGTGATGTCTGGATGTTGTTCTTTGATAAGTGCAGCTTTCTTTCTGTCAGAACTTACCCATAGACCTTTGGTTTCTATGTAGACGTTCTTAGTAACAGTGAAGTCTGGTGTGTAGGAGTGGTTGCTTGTCGGAATTACGTACTTGATCTTGTCTTGTTCGTAAGCAAGCTTCCACCCCTTTGCTTCGCAAGCAGCTTGAAACTTAGTTTCTAAGCCGCTGCGATACCCCGCAGGGTTGTGTCGTTTAGGTCTAGGCATCAACCAATAAACCGTTCTGTAACTTTATCAATTTCTTGTTCGTACTCATTGATAATGTCGCACAGTCCTTTGATGTAAGCCTCTAACATACCTACTCTAAAAGCTAATCTGTCTTCAGCTTTACCGTCTCGGTACATAGTCTCAGAGGCTTGTCTTGCGTTGTCAATAAAAATTTCTGGGCTTTTCATTCTGTTCTTTCTGCTTCTTTTACAAATGCAGCAAACCAAAGTAATTGGTCGCTGTTCAATAGGAATGGGTCTTCACCTGCACACAACCAATGTGCAAAGCGTGGTGGCATTCTTGGGAGTATTGATCGGTTAATCATCTGCTATGCGCTCTTTGCCATTTGGTTACTGCTTCTTTTCTTGATTCCTCGTTAGAAAGAATGTCAGACAAGATGTACATAAGATTTCTTTTTTGTAAACGTTCTAAGTAAGCTAAAACAGTTGCTGTAACTGCCCAGATTATTAAAAACAAATCTGCAATACTAATTTCCATCATTTTGTTGTTCCTTAGTTGGTGGTTCCCACATATCGTTTGGTTTCTGCCATATATACAACAGCTTCATGTTGAGGTGAAAGCGTTCATCATCGTTATAGAGTTCACGGCACTTGTCGTACCACTCTTCAGGCAGAAGCTCTGCTAAAGCTTGTTCTGCCTTTACTGGTCCAATGCCAGCTACGCCAATGATGTTGTCGCTTCTGTCACCTATGAGACTCTGTAAATAAAGGTGTTTTAAACCCTGATCCAGATCCACAACCTTGTGCTCTTTTTTCACAAAGTTGTAGTGTCTACCTGGGATCTGCAACAGGTCTTTGTCAATAGAACAAATAACCGTACTCATGGTTTCTTTGTCCTGCTGCACACCCATCTCGTCATCTGCTTCAAACCCATCACATATTTGTGCTTTGTGTTGTGTTACTAGGAACTCTCGCACAGCTTGCCAATGTGTTGGTCTTGAATCAGGACGGTTAGCTTTGTAGCTAGGAGCAAGCTCCCTACGAAAATTACCGCTGCCAGTTAGATACACGTTGTAAGACGTAGCACCTGTGTCAGCAAGGATGTCTTGAATCATCTGGTCAGCCCTTGCTAGAGCTACCCATTGTTCTTCTTTCTCTGCCGACATAGCTCCACGGTACACAACTATGTCTCCGTCAATGAGTGCTCTCACTTGATGTCCCTAGTTAGGTAGGAAATTGTTTGTGAGAAGGACATTACAAACCCCAACTCAACAGCGTACCTGTTCCTAATAACATCCAACTTCTCGTACACTTCTTTTTCTAAACCAACTGCTTTGTAGATCTTGGCTATAGGTTTAGGTGGTGCTGCTCCTTCGACCTTTTTAGGACGACCTGGTTTACGTTTGTGCATTGTGATTTCCATCTGTCTCTTTCAAAAAAAAAGTGAGAGCTTTTTACGGCTCTCACAAAGGTTTACGGCAACTGCTCAGCAGTAGTTTCTTCCATTGCTTCTTGCATGTCAATATCCCCTGCTGTATAAGCTTCAAACTTACGAGCAAGAGTGACTACAAGATCAAGAGTAGAAAGTTCCAACTCA